GCACAATGCGAACATCCCCGCCCCATTCAGGGACAGGGATATCGCGGTACCGCTGCTCTCGTGTCTCAATTTGCTCGCGTGTGAGCAGCATGGTTCCTCCCTATTGGAATGTCGGCTTACCCGACGGCTTGAGCGTGACATTCGCCACGGCCCGACCATCAATCGGCGTCTCAACACTGAAACTCATTACAAACGCCGTCACCGTAAATGTTGCAATCACGCTGTCGTTGCTCTTGACTTCAACCATCCAGTCACGATTGCAGCCTGCAATCCAGTCGTTATAGAGCATCCGGTGTGACGTTTCGGTCGGTTGCCAGTTCACCACCATCTCGATATCATCGGCGGTTTTCAGACCACTGATAAACGTGGTAAACCCGTCCGGCGTATCGTGATGGGTTGTCTCGATTTCTGCGGTCGTGCCGCCGGGTGGGTTGATCTGATTGATATATGTAACGCGTGTCCATTGCGGGTTGTTTGCGTCGCCATCGGAGCGCCATAACGTCGTGCCGTATGCCCAGATGGCATCGCCGGTTGTTGGGCAGTTTGCCATGATGCCCTCCTCTAGCCCTGATTAGGACGAAATACGGCAGCCTTCGCCGTTGCGGTACCGCTTTCCTCAACCGTCAGGTACACGAGCGAGCCCCCGTCGGGTACCCACCCTTCGAGCACCTCAAACTCGAAGATGGTGAAGGCCATACCGTTGACTTCCTTGACCTTATCAGCCTGGACGCCGTACGGGTTGTTCGTGCCTTCCACGGTTGCGCTGATGGTATCGCCGCTTGATGCTGCGTCATTCCAGACGATCAGCACGTCACCTTTTTTGGCGTTGAAACTGTTCGCGCTTGCCCCGGTGTCCAGGTCAACCCACGCGCCGGTGGCCGCGCCATTTGCCGACGCCAGCGACGGGTACGTCCCTACGCCTTCTACTACGGTAATCGTCGCCATCTAGCCCTCCTTGTGAGCTTCTACATAAAAACTATGGTTCGTGCGAAATGGATCATCGATATCGATGCGGCTGTCGAATGCAACCGGCTCCGCTGTTGCAAAGCCCGCTGCCAGCAGTACATCACAGAGGCGCGGCACATCCCAGACGTAGCGGTGCGGGTCGCGTGCCACGTTAAAAATGATAGCGTTAACAAAATCAATCGGCTGTGGTTCCTCCACGCCGGGAATGGCAGAGCACACGAACTGTGTAAAGCTCTGCCAGTCAGACACGTCCCCGCGTACATAGTCTGCGAGGAGGCGCGGCACATCTGGCAGCACGAGCCGCACGACGCCACCAGGCAAGAGCGCCCGATGACACTCGTCAATCAGTTTCAACGCGACGGCATAGTCGAGATGCTCAAGGACGTGCGATGCATAGATGTAGTCAACGCTATTGTTAAAAAACGGTAACCCCTGGCGAATGTCGTGTGCCTTGACGCCTGCACGCGGCGCGCTATCGATGTTGATCCAGCCATCACGGACGTCGCTCCCGCAACCCAGATTGACCATCACGTGACGCGGCGCGCCGTGAGACAGGCGGTTGAAATAGCACAACACCTCGTCAACAAAGCAGAAGTCTTCCGGGTGTTGCTCGTACAATTCCTGGATAAAAATCCCATCATGCACGGGCAATTCACACCACCGCATATCGCCGATCAGATCGCGGCGTAGCACAAACTGCGCTGTGTCGATACTGCCGATGCGGACATTCTCTGGCGCGGCCTGCAGCAGACGCCGCTCGTCAGCGCGCTCCTGAGAGAACACGAACGCCCGCGCCTCCGGCTGCGCTGCAATTTCCTCTTCGAGCCGTCGAAAAAATCCCGGATGCACGCTGTTGTCATCATCCAAAATCCAGACCCACCCATCGCGGATACTGGATAGCGCCGCATCAATGTTGCGCGCCATGTCAGCCCGACCATTGCCGGGATGTGTGGCGCCGTGCGGATGGATGATGTAGTGCCGGATGTTCAGATTGTGGCCTTCGGCTGCGTTCAGGCTGTCGAATATGCCCGGTAGATATCCCGGCCTGCTCAATGCGGTGACGATGGTCAGTGTTGGGTACTCGCTCATGCCTCAATCCTGTGCATCTTCTCTTCGTTAATGTCCGGCCACAGCGTGACAAACGCGCCGCCCTGCATATCGATATGCCCACAGACGATGCTTGTATCGCACACCTGTTTGATGCCCGCTATCTGGCAGTCAAAAGCGAAATATGTATCTTGCGAGCTATGCGCGCCCTCGCCAATGCGATGCTCCACACGGTAGCGGATGCGTTCCAGGACGCAGCGGCGAATGAGCGTGAAGCCATTGCCTTGCCCTTCACACTCGATAACCTTGCCCCACGCGGCCCGCGCCCGCTCTGGGAAAAAGGAGAGCGATTGACCTGTGAACGTCACGTTATCCATTGCCGGGAACGCATTCCAGCGATAGAACGGCGGCTGCCGGAAACAGTAGAGGGCATAGCCGACATCGGCGTCGTGTTCGTCCAGTGTGGCAAGCATCCGCGTCAAGGCGTCCTTTTCAAATACGATATCCTGTTCGACAGTCAGCAGATAATCATAGTCACCACGTAAGCACATATCTCTCGCCTGATTGTACTTCCAGGCGATGCGCGTTTTCGCGTCGCGTATATGTTCGTCGCCGCCTCGCAGCATCACGATATCGGATTGGTATGCGCGGCTGTGTTGCAACTGGAAAAGACTATCCAGGGTGCGCCGATGAATACCGGTATGGATGGGAACGGCAATCAATACGTTAGACATAGCGACACACCACCTCTACCCCGGCGTGCTGCCAGTCCAGTTTGAACTGCCCCCGAATGACGGCGCGTAGGGCAATCGTTGACGCTGGCACATCATCCGCTCGCGTCATATCAATATATGCCGTCTCGCCCGCGTTCGTTGTCTGATAGATCAGCGGCGGCTCGTATGTGTACCACGCATCGCCGCCTGGGCTGTGCTCAATCTCCACTGAGACATGCCCGCCGTTCGCATTCCGCCCGATGGTGATGACCCATTTCAAAGCGTCATACACCGCGTCAACCGGGCCGACGACGCGCCCGCTTGTGCCGTTCATCAGTGCGAATGGCTTCTGGCGCGCCACAATGCCGAGCCGCTCTAGTTGTGCTGTCGATACTGCTATCATCCCTGCCCTATAATATAATCTTGCCGCGACACGTAATAATCCACATCCGGTTCGAAACTTGCCACCTGATTACGGATAAACACACGCCCCACTTTGACGCCGCCCATATCGCCTGAGAACCCCGACAACTTGTCGCGTATCTTGTCAAGCAACCCATCAGCGTCAATGCGGCGCACTCCAAACGCGCTGATCTGAATGCGCACATCATCGGTGCAGGTATCGCCGTCATGCGTGTAGGACGGCGTGGTACTGATGCGCTGATAGATGGCAGCAGGCAGATCGGGCTGCTGCGGTAGTCTATCTGGATAGAGCCGCAGATCCGTGATGCTACCCTTAAGATATGTCCACAAACCTTGCTCAATCGATGGCGTCATTTATCGCATCCCGTAGCGCGTCCTGGATTTCCAGATATGCATTCTCGCGTTCCTGATCAAACGCCGGGCGTAGGTACGGCTGCGCTGGCTGGCTGTAGAGCCGTCCAAGTTTATCGCGTCCGTTAAAGCCGAACTCGATACGCCGGGCATAGGCCAGGTTCGTACCAATGGCTGCGCTGGCACTCGTCGCGCTGCTCTCACTGATCTGCACCGTGATGGAGCGGCGAAGTGTGCCAGTCTTGACAGGCGCCCTGACTTGCGCCTCGTTTTTGATGAGTTGCCCCCCCGTGAGCACCGCCGCCTCCATTTTCGCCTGCCGCATCTCCTCGGACATGTCTAGTAGCTTGCGCTTGAGTTCGGGCATCCCCTCAATTGTCACGGTGCGCTTCGCCATAAACTGCCCACTATTCCGCATCACAAAGCCTTGACAAGTACACTTGCTTATGGTATGATTGTAAGCAAGTTAGACATACACATTACTGAAAGGACACACACGATGAAAACTATCGACATCAATAACGGCACAGAACGCGAACATCACCTGCACATCGAAGAACGTGAAGACGGTTTTTGGTATTGCACAAGCGGCACAACGGCAGATGGGCTGTATTTTGAAAGCGATGACATTGGGCCGTTTGCAACTGAACAGGAGGCAGAGGAACAGGCGCGGTCGCACCTCTGAAACACAATGCCCAAACGAACCCACGGCGGGCGGCGTCCTAACCAGACGGGGCGCCCGCCCAAACCAGAAGCCCGCTACACGCGCAAGACCGTCACCCTGCCCCCTGACATTGCCGCGGCCATCAAAGAAGCGCAGCAGCCGAATGAGAGCTTCAGTGAGTGCGTTGCTCGGTTGTGTCGTCAATCGTTGCATATTATTTCCGACGAACCCACATAACGATCAACACCAGCAGCAGCGCTACAATTGAAATCCAGTGCCGCTGAAACATTTGCATTTCGGTTGCCTCTGGATTGCGTATCCAGTCTGCCAGGATGATGAGTGCAGCCATATTCAGCAGCACAACCTGTATAATCATTGCGGTTCTCTGTGTCATCACGTCACAATCCTGAGTGTCCCGCTATCATTCCAGAAGGCGCCGCTGGGCAGGCCGCTTGCCGACGTGGGTAGATTAGGGTTGATAGTGAGCCGGTCTGTATAGGCAGTGCGTGGGTAGCCGTCCATTGTGCCTTCGGTAACGGGACACACAATGTCAAGCGCGCCCGTTCCATTGATGTCCCAAACCTTACCGTTCGGCACCCTAATTTGCGTACCGAGGGTATAGCAATAACTTCCACTGGTCACACGGATGCCAACACAATTCGATGGGTTGCCCAACTCCAGGATGTGCCCAAACCGCAAAATAACGGACGCGCTAAACTGGTTGGCATTGACTCCTGTAGCGCCATCGCCCACCAGGTACAAGTCCTCTACATTGACGTGTACATGCCCCTGCTGTGCCGAGCTATCACCAACCCCAAAACCACCTTGCGGTACCCATATCTTTGGTGCGAACACGAATAATATACTGCTGTTGCTATTGTTTTGGACGCAGTCGGTATTCGTTCGGCTGCCATCACCAGGCTTTTCGGTAGACGTTGGGCCAGTGCCGTCTAACTCCGAGACATACACATAACTCGTCTCATCTCCGCCCGCCTTGCGAATGAGGTATTGCCCGCTGCCCGTCGCCCGAATGCGAAAGAACCTGGTTTGTGTGTTGTCTCCGAGCGAAATAGTCCCATACAATGTCGCCTTTGGCGCCTCAATAGTCACATAGTCAGGTTGTGTGATAGTCTCGGTGTAATCACCGGCATCGAGTACCTGGATTGCGACACGATTGTCGATAGTTGGCCCCAGCGATGTCGCTGCGGTGATCGCTGCGCCAATGGTGAGGAGCGCGGTTTGTGGGTTCGTGCCGTCGTTGCTATCGCTGCCGTGTTTACCAACGAACAGTATGCGCTGATACGTGACAAATGCCACGCCGTCACGGATGGCAGCAATAGACGTGCGCTTCGTGCTGCCAGTGCCACCC